ATAAAGAATTTGTTCCTAATTCAATTGTATTATTTCCAGGAATCATTCCTCATAGAGCAGAATCTATATCTAGATTTTTTACAGGTCTACGTAAAACTGTAGCATGGAAACTAATACTAACAGAAACTTGACGATTTGAAATAAAAATAGTATAATAAAAATAAAATGGATTGTTGGCACTGTGGCACTGAACTTATCTGGGGTGGAGACCACGATTTAGAAGAAGAGTTCTATGGCGAAGACCATGCGTATGACTTCGTAACTAATTTATCTTGTCCAAAGTGCCAATCCTATGTTGAAGTTTTTCATCGTAAAGAAGGAATTTAGTATGGATTTTTTGAAAGAAATAGTAAAAGAGATTGGTGATGATTTTACCAAAGTAGCACAAGATATAGATGAAACAGAAAGATTCATTGATACAGGAAGTCATATCTTTAATGCAGTTGTTTCTGGTTCCATTTATGGTGGCGTTTCTAGTAATAAGATCACTGCCATTGCTGGTGAAACTAGTACTGGTAAAACTTATTTTTCCCTTGCTATTGTCAAGAACTTTCTGGACACTAACCCTGATGGGTATTGCCTCTATTTTGATACTGAGGCAGCAATCACCAAAGGATTATTGGCATCTCGTGGAATTGATCAAAAGAGACTTGTTGTTGTCAATGTCGTTACAATAGAAGAGTTTCGTACTAAAGCACTTAAGGCTGTTGATATATACCTTAAGACAGAAGAAGAGAATCGTAAACCCTGTATGTTCGTGTTGGATTCTCTTGGTATGTTGTCAACAGAGAAAGAAATAAGAGACGCATTGGATGATAAACAAGTTCGTGACATGACCAAATCACAACTTGTCAAAGGAGCATTTCGTATGTTAACATTAAAATTAGGTCAAGCAAATATTCCACTCATAGTCACAAATCACACTTACGATGTTATCGGATCTTATGTCCCAACTAAAGAAATGGGAGGAGGCTCTGGCCTCAAATATGCCTCGTCTACGATCATTTATCTCAGCAAAAAAAAGGAAAAGGATAAGACAGAAGTTGTTGGAAACATTATTAAAGCTAAGACGGTTAAATCAAGACTCAGTAAAGAAAACAAAGAAGTAAACATTCGTCTTTACTTTGATGAGAGAGGTCTTGATAGATACTATGGACTTCTTGAATTAGGAGAACTTGGTGGTATGTGGAAAAATGTTGCTGGTAGATATGAAATAAATGGTAAAAAAATATATGGTAAAGAAATACTAAAGAATCCCACAGAATATTTTACAGATGATATAATGGAAAAACTAGATCAAATATCCAAAGAACATTTCTCTTATGGAAAGAATTGAAAATACCATACTCTCTAATTTAATTTACAATGAGGAATATTCTAGAAAAGTAATACCTTTTATTCAACCAGAATATTTTGAAAATCGAATTGAAAAAATAGTCTTCGAGGAAATTGTAAAGTTTATTGTTAAGTATGAATCAAATGTTACTATAGAAGTTCTTAAAATTGAAACTGAAAATAGATCTGATTTAACTGAGACTGAGATTAAAGAACTTAGAGAGTTAAATGATTCTTTAAGTTATACTCCCTCTGATTTAAATTGGTTACTTGATTCTACTGAGAAGTGGTGTCGTGATCGTGCTATATATTTGGCACTTATGGAATCAATTCAGTTAGCAGATGGAAAAGATGACAAAAAAGGAAGGGATGCTATTCCTAGTATTCTCTCTGACGCTCTGGCTGTTTCTTTCGATAATAATATAGGACACGACTACTTACTAAATTACGAAGAAAGATATGAGTATTACCACAAGAAAGAAGATAAAATTGAATTTGATCTGGAATACTTTAACAAAATTACCAAAGGCGGTCTACCTAATAAGACTCTTAACATCGCACTTGCTGGTACGGGTGTCGGGAAATCTCTATTCATGTGCCATCATGCTAGCTCCGTGTTGCTCCAAGGGAGGAACGTACTCTACATTACAATGGAAATGGCAGAGGAAAAAATTGCTGAACGAATTGATGCAAACCTTTTAAATATTCCGATACAGGATTTAACTGATTTACCTAAACCAATGTTTGATAAAAAGGTAACTAACCTTTCAAAGAAAACACAAGGTCAGTTAATCATCAAAGAATATCCAACAGCATCAGCACATAGTGGTCACTTTAAAACATTACTGAATGAACTATCATTGAAAAAATCATTCAGACCTGATATAATATTTGTAGACTATCTAAATATCTGTGCCTCTTCAAGATACAAAGCAAACAGTGGTGTCAACTCTTACTCGTATATCAAAGCGATTGCGGAAGAACTTCGTGGTCTCGCTGTCGAAGCGAACGTACCGATTGTATCCGCAACTCAAACTACTCGCAGTGGTTTTGCTAGTTCTGATGTTGATCTTACCGATACCTCTGAATCATTTGGCCTTCCTGCAACTGCTGATCTTATGTTCGCTCTTATATCTACTGAAGAACTCGAAGAACTCAATCAGATAATGGTTAAACAACTTAAGAACAGATACAATGATCCGACTATATTCAAGAGATTTATCATAGGTATTGATCGATCAAAGATGAGATTATATGACGTTGAGCAAAAGGCACAGGATGATATTCTTGACAGTGGACAAGAAGAGGAGTATAATGATGAAAAAGCAAAACCGAAAAAATCATTTGCAGAATTTAAGTTTTAATTATGTCTGGAGATTACAACACACACAACAATCAACAACCACATATCAATTATGCAGGATCAAAAGTTGACTTGGATAAGTATGCTTTATTCGTGGATGGTGTCACATCCGATCCCAGTAAGGATTATAAATCTTTTCTTGAGAGTCTTAGTACCCTTGACGGAGAGGGTTCCAATATTCACAGGCTTCTTACTGCTGCTGTTGGCATTAGTGCTGAAGGTGGTGAGTTTATGGAAATTGTTAAGAAGATGGTTTTCCAAGGTAAGCCTTGGAACGACGACAATCGAGAACATCTTATTATTGAGTTGGGTGACGTTATGTGGTATGTGATGCAAGCTTGTGCTGCACTTGATGTTTCACTTGAAGATGTGGTTGCAGGAAATGTAGAAAAATTAAAGAAAAGATATCCTGGTGGAGAGTTTAATGTGTATGAATCAGAGAACCGTGCATCAGACGATAGATAATAAAGAGAATCTTAAGTTTATAATATACTATAACTCGATGGATTATGAATTAGAATTAAAAATAGATGCTTTAGAAAAAGAAAATAAGCAACTTAAGGCACAAGTTGAATTTTTAAAGGAGCAATTAACATACAAAACTTTTGGTAAACCGTTAAATTTGGAGGAAGACGAATGAGTGGCGACATAGGATTAGAACAACCGATTATCTTTTATCATAAAAAGATGACCGAAGCAAAAAAAATTGTATTAGAGCAGAAAGGAATTAAGTTGGCATATCTAGAAAAGGAAATGTTAGAAAAATATAATGCAAATTATTCCTAATTTTATTGAAGATAAAATAATTCAAGAAGAGATTAAAAATACTCTTTTAGGAGAGAGGAGTATTCCCTATTACTATAATAATTACATTGTAAATGAAAATGATAAGTCCGATTTTCATTTCGTTCATTTTTTATATGAAAATAATATTCACTCGCATGAGTGTAGTCCAATGTTTGATAAAATATTATCACCATTAATAGGTAGATTGAAGTTTAATTATTTGATAAGAGCTAAAGTAAATTTATATACTAGAAATTCAGAATTCATTCAAACAGGGATGCACACTGATACTAAAACACCACACATGGTAGGGTTGTATTCTGTTAATACTAACAATGGTTATACTTTATTTAAAGATGGAACCAAGGTTGAGTCGATAGAAAATCAGATGGTTATATTTGATGGTTTAAGGGAACATTGTAGTGTTGCACAAACAGATACCAATATAAGGGTAAACATAAATATCAATTTTGAATAAAAAATAAATGGCAAGGTTAGATAAAGTATCTGATTCAACTACATTGTTAAAATTATCAGGTCAAGTTGTAGCAGATTTAAATAGACATTTAGATAACGGAACCTCTCTTAATAGAGAAGAGTCACCATTTAAGGTTCAATTAGATAGAAGTAGTAAAGGTAAAACATATAATAAGAATCAAATACAACAATTTCAAAGTTTAGTTGTAAGCAGAAAAGTAACTGCATCAATGAGAGTAGAGTTACAAACTACAAAAAAGAAAGACAATAAACCAGTTTCGATTACAATAGGATCAATAACTAGACCAGAAATAAAAGCTAATATGGGTGACGTTGCTGAAGGTGTTTTTGCAGCAGCGTTAGCAGCAAGATTTTTTGACAGGACAACTCCACAAATATCTGCTGATAGTGTGTATAGTATATTAAATCAATTAAGTGTAAAAAGTATACCAGGTAAAAAAAGTGTTGAAGCAAACTATAGTAGCACTCCTCCAAATCAGGATGGTTCAACAGACGTTTTAAAATTATCTATTGTTTTAGGTGAAGCTAATATGAATTTTTTAAGAAATAATGTTAATAAAGAATCAATTAGAGAATTTGTAAATGCATCTCTACAATATGCAAATCGAGGATCTGTAATGAGTTGGGTAAAAACCATATATGAAAATAATAAAAAAGATACAATAGAAATTCTAGGTGATGGTGTATCAAATCAAAAATCAACAAAAGTTGATGTTAGAGTAAAGATAACTGATAGTGAAAATAATTTATTGCCTGTGGATATAAATGTATCAGTTAAAGCTGGAAATGTAAAACAATTTGGTCAGGTTGTTGGTCTTGATACTACAAAGATACAACAATTTTTCTCTGATATATTTGGTGTTACAGCAGATACTCCAGCATTATCTCAGTTTACAAACAAAGTCAATAATAAAAATGTCTCTGGAGCATTTAAAGATTATTACAAAAATATTGATAATAAGTTAAGCACTATTTCGCAGGGTACAATACAGAAAATGGGAGAGGGAATAATTAAATACGCTACTCTAAATGAAGAAGGTGTACAACTTGTTCAACTTAATAAAGGAGAGGCAGATATTTTTAGATTTAATAATGTTACTGAAGAATTAAAAAAGTATAATTACTACGCTACTTTAAATATAAACAAATCTCTACCAGAGATATCAATTTCCAGCAGTTCAAAAATATTGTTTACTATCAGAGCAAAAAAAGAAACTGATAGTAAAACAAACAAGGTAATTTATCGTAACTACATAGAGAAAGGTCCTTTTCTTGGACAACTCATTGCAACATCTGCTAGTCAAGAATGAACGATTTAATTGAATCACTGATACTTCAATTTAAAAAACAAAGAGTTATCCGAGGTAATATATGGGACAACTTTATGTTTTTCTGTTATAATGTATTGGGTGCTAACAAAGATGATAAATATAAACATACCAGAGCGTCAATTCTTAACTACATGACGCAGAATAAGAGTGAGATCTTATTGAAATTGACTAGAAACTGATGAAGACATTTTTACAATTTATTACTGAGAACACTGCATCCCAACAAGCAGCTAGATTGGGATTGGAAGGTGATGGTCATGGTGGATGGTATGATCGTACATCAGGAGAATTTGTAGCAAAGACAGAAAAGGGTAGATTAAAATTTTATAATAAGAGACAGAAAGTTGGTGGTAAAGATCCAGAGCAATCAGAAAAAGAGAAGAACTTATCATCACCAAATACAACTGCACCACCAGCAGATCAACAACAGCAACAGCAACAGGCAGCAGTAGAACAAGAACCACAACAACAAGAAGTTCAAAGTCCAGACTTAGCTGCTGGTCCACCACCAGTCGAAAAAACAAAGGGAACTTTAACTCTTGCATTTGGTAGATTTAATCCTCCTCACGCAGGTCATCAACAACTTATGGATATTGCTGCACAATCAGCAGAGCAAGAAGAAAGTGATTATATTATTGTACCATCTAGAAGTCAAGACCCAAAGAAAAATCCTCTTGATGCTGATACAAAAATATCAATGATGAGACAGATGTTTCCACAGCATAGTGAAAGAATTGTAAATGACGGAGCAAATCGTACAATCTTTGATGTTCTAAAGAAAGCACATAATGATGGATATACAAATGTAAGAATTGTTGCAGGTCAAGATCGTGTAAAAGAATTTGATAAATTGTCACAAAATTATAATGGTCAATTATATCAGTTTGATAATATGGAAGTTATATCATCAGGAGATCGTGATCCAGATGCAGAGGGTATGGAAGGTTTATCATCTTCAAGAATGAGACTTGCAGCAGCAGAGGGAGATTTTAAAACTTTCCGTGCTGGATTGCCTGAAGGAACCCCAAGAAAAATGGCGATGACTTTGTTTGATACTGTAAGACAAACAATGAATGTTCAGGAGATGAAAGAGTTTTGGAATATCTGGGAGATAGCACCAAAATATGATACAGAAAATCTAAGAGAATCTTATATTAAAAAACAAATATTTAATATTGGAGATAGAGTAGAAAATTTAAATACAGGTTTAATTGGTCGTATTATTCGTCGTGGTGCAAATCATTTAATATGTGTAGCGGAAAATAATATTATGTTTAAATCTTGGGTAAAAGATTTAAAAGAAGCAATTGTAAATGCCACTACACCATCAGGAGTTCCCTCAGATCAGAGACTTGTAGGAACAGATGCACATCGTAAATACGTTGAGACAATGGTGCCTGGAAGTTCTTATGGTTTACAATTTATAAATAAATACAGAAAAAGAAAGTAATTATTTTTTAAAATGAGCACTGATATAGCTGAGAGCCTACCAAAAAGAAAGTTTGCCCAAGCAGCGATTGCAAATGCACCAGCAACAACAACACCAAAAGGTAAGAGTGAGGGTGGAGCAAAAGGTGGTGGAAAACCAGTAGCATCAAAGGGTGGTAGTGGAAAAGGTGCCTCTGAAGAGGGGTCAGAAAAGAGAATTCGTCAGGCAGTATATGATATTAGATATCGTGCAAGAAGAGAGGATATAGATTTAAAAGCAGCATTTGCTCAGTATATGTCTAATAGTTCATTAAGTCAGGCAGATAGAACTGCGGTTAGAGAAAAATTATTTGGAAAGGCAGGTGGTATGTCAGAGAAGTATATTAATACTGCAGATGAATTAGCAGTTGATGGTGTTGCAAATGCATTATATAAGGTATTCGTAGAAAAGAATGATGCAGAGAAAGAACTTGAACTTGCATATCTACAACAGTTAGATGAAGAACCTGGTCAGAAATACAAAGTGAGAGTTACAGATAAGAATGGTAAATCATATGTAAGATTTGCAGACCGTGCTAAGATTACAGAACTTCGTGGTAATCCTAATATTGAATCTGTCGAGATGACAGACCACGGTGAACCATATGAAGGTGAAAGAAAGAAAGGTAGTATGACTGCAAAAGCAAAAGCAGGTAAAAAATTAGATCCAGTTGGTAAAGAAGATGCTGATGTTAATAATGATGGTAA